TGAAAGATACAACTATTAACAAGGAGATACGAAGAGCGTTTAGGTAAGGGTTCCATCGGGACTATCTTCTACAATATAAAAACAGATAACCTATCAGACTTGAAACATTTTAAAGCAATCAAATCCCTTCCGTCTGTACAGTCAGCACTTCGCTCATACTTCTACAATACGAAAAGAATAGATATACCTGAGAACGTTACATCGCTTGGTCGTTATGTGTTAGGTTTCAATTTAGCAACAGTTGTCGTTTTTCATGGAAAGACTCCTCCAAGTCACGACTGGACATTTTCTAACACGACAGGAACCTACGATACATGTACACCTAATGGGTGCAAGTTCTATGTCCCAGACGAGAGCTTAGAGGTGTATAAAAAGGCTTTTACAAGCAAACCTTCTCCATTAAGCGGAACATCTATTATTCACCCTATGAGTGAACTTCACGAATGATACTTACTAAGCGGTTCATATTCTAACCATGGTGCGAGATTAGCAGAACGGTAAGATTCTATACTTTCATCAGGAACATATATGTGTTTTATCTTCGCTCCTAAGAACTCCCAATATCCATATTTTTGAGGGGGCTGAGTTCCATGGAAAATCAGATTGTCTATACGTGCTTCGTGAAAGCAAGTACCCCAGAGAAAAGATACAGTAGAAGGTAGCTCTATCGTACTTACTGTAGCATTTCGAAAGGCTCCTGTCGCTACGCTCGTGCAACCTTCAGGTATAACTATAGACTCTTTTACTGTTGTTTTCTGGAAGGCTCCATCACTCAGTTTGACAGTTCCAAACATACCAAGTTCTTTCAGCGATTTAAACGATCCGCCTCTGAACATAGTCCCGATGGAACTAACAGCTGCTGCTTCCTCCATAGAGAGTTCACCGTCACCGTCTTTATCCCAATTTTCAACACAGATTCGCTTCACCTCAGGGTCTTCAAACCTTATCCACCACTTAGCAATGTTTAATTTAAGTTTTGGGTAGTGTTGCATTAGCGCATCGTAGGTGTCACGATATGCACCAGTGGTGAGGTTGATTGTACCATCGAGTACTGGGTAAGGATCATTGCCGTATTGACCTTCTGCATCGATACCTTGATATGTGCCATCTACCAGCTGGGAAAGTTTATCGAATGCTCGTCCGTCCGTGAATGTCTCATTGAACCCGACACAGCGAACGTAGCGCAGAGCGTGAGGAACTTGCCCTACCTGTGCATCCATTATTCCAATGAGCATCTTAATCGGTTGAAGGTTATCACAACCACTCACGAAGTAACTCATAACGTTAGGAGCACACGCTTCTGTATTGCACTTCTCGTTGGTAAGTTTATCAAGATTTTTTAGCTCGACGTATGAGGTCGAAGCTGGAAAATCCACTTCTTCGAGTGCACCACCATCAGCGAAGTGTGCCTCTGATAGTGATGAACCGCCAGCGAGGAACTTGCGCAAACGGAAGTTATTACGCATATCGAGTGAACCTCCGAGCGTGGATATATTCTGAATATCAATCTTCTCTAATGAGGTAGTGTTACCAAGCGTTAGAGAAGATATGAGTATCTTCACCTTCTCTTCATTCTCATCGCCAAGTTTCAGACGCTTCAATCGCTTACCAATGATTGAGAGTGCACCATTGATCACATACGAACTCCAATCGCCTATATCGAGCAGGTAGTCGGCTGACTTGATAGATAGCTGCTGGTCACTGGTGCCGTTAATATCTACGACTATCTCACACGGCTTACCAGCATCCGTGCGAGTACCACGCATGATTGTGGTACCGTATGCGATTGTAGGGTACAGCTTCATTGCAGGAGTCAAGTGTAATGTAATAGAGTTAGTCGTAGCGTCCGCCTGTGCAGAAGTACGAACAGTAATTGCACCTTCAGCAGTCTTTGCATCGTACTCACCAAAAGAATACTTAGACATAAGGTATTGGATGCGCTTCTTCACCCAAGCAACCTCAGGCGACTTACCATCACCGAGTGACTGACCCAGTGGGTCTGTGTCGTTAGTATACTTACCTTGAAGCATAGCGAGCTTCATTTTTTCATACATCTTGCCATCCTCATTGTAGAGCATTGATGAGAAGTTATCAATTACAGAGAAGTAATACTTCTCAAAAAACGCAAAGAGCTTCTGCTGGTGCGTACCTTTCTGTAGCCCTCCAAGTTCCTCCATCTTCGCAAGCATACGACGCATCATCTGCGCACGCTCCTCGGGGTATGCTTGTTCCATCAGGTTCCATAACACGGATTTCTCACCATTCCATACTGGTGTGCCGTCCTCGTAGGTGTCGTGATATTCTACATGGTAAGGCTTTTTCATCAAACCTTGATTGATGACCGTTAAGATTGTATCAAGGTCATCCTGTCGGAACTTCCATTTACTCTTTGCCATTTCTATTCTTTGTTAAAGTTATACGGATAAATGTTTTTCGCACAGTTATCCGTCGCTGCTGTTGTTTCTACGTATAATTGATGATAGAGCAGATCCATTATGTCCCAGTATTGTGCCTGCTCGGCACGGAACTTCTGAATGCGTGCTGACTTGAATAACTCATTGAGCTTAGTTGCGTCACTAACTGAGCTAAATATTGTCTCAGTTAGTCCGTACTTGTCTCCGACCAACTGCTGACGAAGATTTACAACCGACACACCGCTATCAAGCGTCGATGGGCAGAACTTCTTATACAAGCTATCGTAATAGTATAGGTTGTATTGATTTGGGTCACCTTCTTTCGCAATCCAATACTCAATGTGAGTCGAGCGTGGATCAGCGTTTAACTCGTCAAGTGTACCATTGAATGGCTCAATGAATGTGTTACACGAATAGACTATGTTATAAGCTGGTATAAACGACTCTACGAGCTGCTCTGCTCGCTGACGGGTTTCATTGTCTGCTGTAGTCTTATCATCGGCAGGGAGGTCAGCATAGTCTAAGTCCCAGCAATTCTCCCAAGAGAGTTCAGAGACTTGGTACTGATACGCTTCTTCCTCCGCATTATAGCGTATTCTTCGCTTATCCCAAGGCACTTGAAAGAGTGTCAAGCGTGGCGAGTTATCAGAGCCTTCGATAGATAAGAGGTCGGGGAAAAGGTCCTTGTCATATCCGAAGGTGGCTGCATCTCCCTTATCGGGTCCGAGTGTAAACAGACCGACAAACTTGTACGTCACAGTACCGTCTTCTGCGGTCTGTTTTTCGAATCCAACGAATGTCTCTTGATAAATAGAGACACGAGCTTCGCTGTTCTGTTCTACGCCCTCATTAGTTAGCCCTACAGCTTTCCATAGATCGGTGAAGGAGTTAACGCTGCCCATCTTGTGGTATTGCATAGAAGATGCAGTATTCTTCTTTCCTGTCAGCTTAGATATTTTTGAAAGGTTCATGAAAAACTTAAACTTCTTTTGAGCCGTCTGACCATCCTCGTAAATAACAGTCGAATCATAAGATAGTTTTCCTTTCCAGTTCCAGAAGTAGTATAACATGGAAGATGTACCTTGTCCTTGCATTTGGAAATTGGTAATAGTCAATCGAAGAAGATTGGTATTACCGTCTTTCGGGTATATTTCAAGAGTGCCTTTAGGCTTGTAGGATTTACCATATTCATACGCAGGCAATGGTTTGTCAAAAGTAAAAACGTTGACCTTGCCACGCACCTTGTCGAAATCGACCGTAGTACCGAGGGTGTCGTAGATGTCATTATCCAATTTCTCGGCACTCTTCTCTCCTACGGTTGCAAGTGCATTGATATAGTCTTGATGTACGTTAGCAGCGTCCATTGCGCTGTCATAGATACGAATGGAATAGAGGTCAACATCTGCCTTATCTGAGCCAATAACAATGTCACCACCTGAGCCTATCTGCATAGAGTCGGTAAGCAAGTAGGCGAACTTACGAGCTTCAATGCCGTCAATGTAGAGATAGACGAGATTAAGATAGTAGCTATTCCCATTCAGTACGTAAGTGTACTTCTTAGGACTAATCACGAGTGCCAAACGAATACGCACACCATCGTCTGTGCTCATCGCCTGTACATCAGGATTACGTTCACTACGAGTTGCGAACATAATAGAAGATGGCTTCACTTTAAGACCGATATAACCCTTCTGATAAGGCATTGCAATGGAGATACACTCTGCATCGTAATCAGAGGTGTTGTTAATCTGATAGTCTATCTCGATAGTCTTGCCACTTTGAGCAGCTTCCTTCTCAAATGGCTTGTAATCGATAGTAAGGCGTGACCCTGCGAGCAAGCGCAATGTGCGTGCACCTTCATCATCCGTCACCCAGCCGTCACGAGAGAATGCAACGTTCTGCCACTCAGAACCGATATGATCTGAATTGATAAGATTGCGGAGAATGTTGCGGTCGGTGTCGGTGTTATTTCTATTCTTTGCATTGAGATAGAATACCGCTCCAGCAGTCGCAGAGTAACCTTGCGAGTTATCCACAGGGAATGGAATTGCATCACGCAAACGCACCTCATCCGTTGGGTGAGTTCTGAAACCGATTAACGCAGTAAAGTCGGAGTTATCTATAGTCTCAACCTCAAGAGAAAGTGTGTACTGCATTTTTGTCTGTGTCAATGTATTCTCTGATACATTCTCTTGCAGCACCTCATTATCCTTCTTCATCAAGATTGACAGCGGTGTCGTTACCGCCTTGCCGTCATATACTGCATATTCCAGTACCTTATTCTCGTACCAGTTAAGCAGTTTTTCTGCCTTATTGTTAACGACAACCATCTTTACAGCTTCGTTATTAGCCACCGCCATAAAGTCGTAACCTACTGGAGTAGTCTGGACAGTATTATCTTCATTTGACAACCAAGCAGACAGGTGGAAGAGCCCCGTCTTATTCGTGAATGGCACGGTATATGCCACTGGCGACGAGGTATAAGTTGCGGTACCGAACTGTCGCTCATACGTCTGTTCGTATCCTTCACCCGTAATTTTCACGTGCAGCGTCTTCGAGATGTTACCACTGATATAACACGGCAGCACAATATCTCCCTGGTAGGCTTTCCACCAGTTGAATTCTGATATTGAAAGGAAGAGCGCAGACAACGTAATCGAATATACTAACGCAGGGGAGGTTTGCCCCGTCACCTCTCCTGTAATCTTCACCATAATGTTATTTTGACCGCTCTCTAAGAACTTGAACACATCAACAGTGGTAATCGTATTAGACTGACATCTACCACGAGCCTTACTAACGAATGTTCCATCGCCAGCCTTAGCGAAGATTTCGTACGTTCCCCACTCACCGCTATCAATATAATCTGCCTGTCCAACATCCTTTGTTCTTGACACGAACATAAACTTGATTGCACACTCACCTGCTGACTTAGAGGCTGAGAGGGTAGTAGAAGGAGATTGATTGACAGCACGCAAGTAATATAGAATGGTCTGTTGCTGCCCTCCACCTCCTTGCCCAATATTAAGTTCAGACAGCTTCATAGGGACCCACTCGTCACCATTCCATACGAGTACACACGTCTCGGATGTGAGTTCGTCAACTTCATTATTTACGTTTGAAATCTGTCCAAGGGTAGGGCGATTCTTCGCAATCGTATTCTTTACACGCTCCTCCTCAGAGTTCTGTGCGTCGATTAACTCATTGACCTTTTCGGGCAACTTGTTAAACTCATCAGCGGTCAACCGACCGCCTGTCTGTTTATGTTCTAAGTAGAGTTTTTCTATCGCCATATTAAGATAGCTTGAATGGGAATGTATAAGTAAATGCGTTGTTACCCTCTATCTCGACACCATGCGCAAGAGATAGAGCGTGACAGATGATATCTTGAAGAAGTTTAGGGTGAGAAGATGAATAACTCTCACCCGTATTGTCTTCGATGCCACGGATAGAAGCTTGTACGAAGCGGTTATCTTTCGTACGGCTTTCAGTGATATATACCTTGATGTGCTTCATTAAATCCGCCTATACTTTTTCAGAAGCCAAATAATGATATAAGCAATAGAAGCTAACATAGTTGCAGAGAGTGCGCCTATTGCCCATCCGCCTACATCCATCTTTATCTTCTGCCACCTACTTAACTCTCGCTCAATGACCTTAGGAACCTCGATATGTTCCTTCTTGGTAGCACGCAAACTGTCATTGCTCGCCTTATACCTGTCAATCAATCTTTGAAGCGTCAGATTGTCCTCAGTGGCATGCCAGCGGTCACGATAACGAACTATCAATTTTTCCTTGATGTTGCCTTGCTCGTCCTTGATGATAACAACGCTGTCATGAATAGCGATACTATCACGGATGTTTATCACCTGTCGAGTGATTAAGCTATCCTTGATATGTACGCTATCCTTCCTTGACATGTAGATAGTATCTGTGCGAATAGACTGCACAGGAACATACACTCTATGTGAACAGCTTGTGAGGCAGAGAGCCGTAAGTGCAAGTAATCCAATAAGGATTAACATTGAATACACGTAGTATTTAATTTCTTTGTCGTCCATAACTACACCTTTAATGTGAAACACAGTCTGCGTTGCTTCCCGTCTGCACGCTTATAGCCTACATGCACCCAACGTGATGTGTTAGATTTCTCGATAATAATCTGGTCGAATGCGTACCCCTTCTTGGAGAACTCGTTAGCCATGAAGCGTTCAAACTCAGTCTGCTTACCATTGACAGGTTGCAAGTCAGCAGCATATCCCTCGACATGTGCAGAGTTCTTCACTCCACCTACAGCCTTATTCAATTCTGGTGAACGGTAGCCACTTGTCACACGAATAGCAGGGTTCTCGATTTTGTGACGCTCACAATACTTACCCCATTCAGAACGAATAGCCTCTAAAAGAGTTATCGTCTCGGTAAGGTGAACTCTCACAATAGTAGGAGGGTTATTATTTATTTTTAATTGTTCAGCGGTGCTGGATTGTACCAGCTCCGCAAGTGTAAAGTTTGCCATACTATTCTTCTATTTTTTGATTTACATTTTTCTCTTCACCAATGTAGTCAGCGACATACTGAATGACTTTCTTAGCATCTCTATCTGAAGCTGCACTAACTACAGATTGAATGATGCGCTGCATATCAGCAGCAGTACTCTTTCTCTCTCTTGCATGTTCAATGAGACTCTTTGTTTCTATGATGAGTAAGGAAGCAGAGAACAGTAATGTACAGATAGGGAATGTCTTAACACCTATCAGAGAACAAGACGTGAAAATCACGACGTCGATGATCAATGCGATAAGGAGAAATCTCCAGTACTCACCAATCTTGCCAAGCGTCTTACGCATAAGGTGCGAAGTCAAAGGCTTCTTCAACTTGTTTTGCGTGTAAACTCTGTCCCATAGGTCAATGAAGGCTGCGCTAACTACCAAAGCCCACATCACGACACATGTTATAAGATGTGTAGCTACAGAGTGAATAAACTCTGGTGTAAACTGTAATTCAACTATATCCATACGAACACCTCCTTTACAATAGGAAAAGAAAAACACCCACGATAGCACCAAGCATACCTGCACAGACATCGAGCCAATCGAATGGCTCCTTTCTGTAGTAGTAATCGACACTCTCTTTTCCTGTCATGACGAAGAATGCTGGTACCAATGCGAAGATTAAGTACGCATCAATAGCATGTAAGGCTTTGCAAGCAATCATCGAAACAACAAGACCTGCAAACATGTGCAGATACTTGTCGCTACCAATGGCAGCGAGCCTTCCAAAAATCCTGTAAATACAATCTAAACTTTTCATATCACTATTTTATTTAATTAAACATCCATATTAGGTGCTGGTATAACAGCTGGTGGTTCGTCGCCATTCGATGGGTTAATAAGATTCCCTCCACTATCAGAAGAGAAGTTATTTCCGCCTAATTCCGAAACATACGATTTATCAATGACCGTGTCGTAATAAACAGATCGTACAGAGTAAGACATCTTTTGAGCAACAACCGCACCTCCACTTGTAGAGCCTATCTCGAACAATCCACCATAAATCATTTCTCCTGTCTCTCCAATCTTCAGTGTAATTGGAGTTGTTGCTGCAACTATAGCCTTATCGTCACCTGTGTACTGTTTTCCTAACTGTAAAGTTATATATTCATGTGACTTATCTTCAAGCGTAGCAGTCAACTTAATATCACCACCGCCATAAGTATTCTGTTGAAAACCTCTATTGGTGATTTTCACAATGATATTAACACCGAGATAAGCCTTACCATCACGCTTGTTAACAAAGTACCTGCTGGCGTTGATTAACTCCATGTCTACGCCATACTTATTCACGATACCACGATGATTAAGCATTATCTGTGGCTGTCCGAGTTCATTCGCAAGAATGATGTTCGGATACCCGTCAACTTCACCGAAGTAAATTGAACCGTGTTCACATCGCATACGTACACGAGAAGCATCAATCGTTCCATCTGAAGCTACGAACGCAACCTTACCCTCTGGAGTCTGAACCTTGAAGTTCTTTGCATTGACGGTGAAAGAGCTATTCTCACCATCCATGTGCATACCTACAGCTTCAAGACCAGTACGCAAGTCTTTCACAACAGCTGAGATTGATTTACCACCAACGTTAAACTCAGCCTCGAATTGTTTGGTGGTATAATGCTGTGCAGACTGCCAATCTTCGATGCTAAACTCTTCACCCTTTTTCTTTGGCTGAATGCAGACGAGCAGGTCGTTACGATACTTATCACCGTAAGTAGCATTGGTCCACTGGTCGCCTGCATCGTATGGAGGAACAGGTATAGCTTGCACGAACACTCGACGCTTACCATCTGCTGTGTCCTGTGCTCGCTTAGCTGCTTCTAATGATTTGAGAACATCAGCATCTGTAATCTCGTGCCAAGAGAAAGAACCATCAGGGTTCCGCTCGAAAGAATAAGCACGACCTCCACCTGTCTCGACATAAGAGCGATTGTAGTAGACATCATGCTCGTGCATTCCTTTCGTTTCGTCGTCCGTCCACTCATTAGCCGGCTCATTCGTCAATGAAGGAACAGCATCACCGAAGTAAAAGGTAATCTGTCTATCTGACTGCTGTAGGACCGAACTAATACGTCCCTGCATAGACTCTAAGAAGTCTTGCAGACGGATATACTCACTACGCTTTGCAGGGTTCTCGACACGTATCTCGAACTTCTGTTTATCGAACAGGAATATCGGATTAGGTAATGTAAACGAATTGATGCCCTTTATAATCTTAAAGTAAGGTGCGTCTGTGCCTGCTGCTGATTGTATGATAGCACTCTGTCTATCTGTTTTAGTGAGGTTACCAAGCTGCACAACTTCATCACCCACCTGCGGAGTATCACTACCACTCGCATAGTTCTCCGCATTCGTATTATCTGCAATGTCTACGTAATCAGTACCAACAGCGGTAACACGCCTATGCCAGTAGTGGTTGGACAACTGACCGCCTGCATCAATCAAGTTGAATGTCTCGCACAGAGCGAGGTCATCCACTTGCATAGAATTATAGATTCTGCGTCCGTCAGCATCTTCCTGACGGAAGTAACATCTCCAGGCACCTACGATTCTCTCAACCTTAGATACCACGAAACTACCAGCAGAGTTCACAATCTTACCCTTGATGTGTGAGGTCTTCATAATCTCCACCTCTTCTGCTGTGAGCTTACGATGCACGTGCAGATACTCTGCATCGAGATGCCAGTTCCCTTCTTCGTCCTGGTAGATGGATATACCAGACTCTCCACGCACCGACTTACCAAACACGATACCCTTCATGAAAGTAGTCAGTGAGTTAACGATAGAGTCTTGATCGGTGCGAACGATCTTCTCCCAGTCGACACTCTTAGGGTCGAGCGTGCGAGCAGACTTAGCTTCGTCAGCTAAGCCAGCGAGTATCTTCTGCGCATCCAAGGTGAGGTAACCACCAATGCGATCGAGCGCATTCAGTACCGACATGTTGTCGTGGCGGTGTCCAAAGGCACCATCACCCTTGTAAGCAGCGGTAACCTCACGAGAGAACCACTCAAGGATAGCTTCTGCTGTCGTGATGTTCCACTTGTCAGAGTAAGGACTCTGAACAGGGAATAAAGCCCCACTGCTCAGCGGTAGTCGCTCAAGTTCAACTAAGCGTGGGGCGATGGTAAAAGACCCAACATCTGGTATCTTGATATCCAACATTGCAGGTGCAGCGTCCTCTGACCTGGTAATATTCAGGTAAGGACGTGCATCTGCGTACTTATAGGTAAATGTATAAGATGAAGGGAGGTCTTTTGTCTGCCAACTGACGTCGCTCTCTGTTACGACAATGCGACGTACATAGTTGCCTGTGTAGAGGAACTTACCCAAGGAAGGGAAGAAGTCCAGCAACCACTTACGTTCCTCCTTAGACAGGAAGCCTGTGTTCTTCTTGTATTCTCTGACTGTGTCAACACGATACTCTTCTGAGTCGTTCTCAATCTCAGCTACATTGTGCGTGTGTTTCGCTGTGTTCTCAGCATCGCCATACGCACGGAAGGTATCGAGACCACCGAGTGAGTTTTCAAAGAGTACCCACTGTTCTTCTTCGCTACGAATATCTGAAGCATAGTATCTCTGAATGTAGGTGAGTCGAGTACCAGCAGCATCTTCTATCCATACATCATAGTAGCTCGGCATCTTGCCTAACTTACCAGCGATGACTCCATATTGCATCGGCATCGTCCACACCTTACCGTGAGAGAGGTTGCCCAGTACGAGGTCAGACTGAACATAACTACCGTTCTCTTCTATATACGCACGACACTTAGCCACGCAGTCCTCGACAGCGTAGTAACTAAGAAACTCTGGTGTGTAATAGGTCACAGGCTTGACGGTAGGCTGCCACGTCAGGAAGTTACGCTTCAGCCAACTTGAAGCGGTGTCAGCAAAGTTGTCAATACCTGCACGGAGTACCGTGAATTGCCATGACTCTTGTGCAGCTGTCTTATCTTCGATGAGATTAACAAGAAATTCACGAGCAATGTTCGGTTGACGATAGATTGTAGTCGACTCCTGGAGCTGAAAAGATAGCAGCGGAGTGATGATGTTCTCCAAGTCTATCTCTATGCGCTTCGCCTTGTTAGATGTATAAGTGTGCTGCACAATGATTTCATTCGAGTCTGCATACTTCAGAATGAATGTAATCTCTTGCGTGCTTGATATGATAAAGTGATTCATCGAGCCAGTCAGGCTGAGCGAATCAGGTTTAAGAATAATATCCATGTGCGAATTGTTTAACACAAAAGTACCCTATATATTTGAGATGATAAAGGACAGGTTTTAACCGACATAATTAAAGAGGTACGCACTCCAACCACACCTCCGTTCGAGTGTATTCGTACTCTCCGTGTCGGAACCAGCCACCTTTTCGTGTTATTCGTTCAGTATATGAACGCTGCTTACCATATTGCACACCGACATACTCAGCTGAAGGTAGAGGAGGGTAGACCGTTACGAAGGATTTGTTTCGCTCTCGATCAGCTGCTTTGTATTCTTCCCAGGTGACTGATGTTTGTTTTTCTTTACCCACCCACTTATACTTCACATCCATAGCCTTGAGTTGCTCATTGATAGTAGGAGCTGTAATGGTTGGCTGCATAAGCGATACCGTGTAGAGTTCTGATTCTACTGGTTCATTCTTACCACCAAGTGTGAACTTGAGCTTGTTGAAAAAGAAAGGCACACCACGGATAACAACCTTAGCATAAGAGGATAGGTTCTGCTTCTGTGACTGAGACAGTAGTAGCTTCACCTTCATATCGTGAAGTGAATTGCGTAGCAGCAAGTCATATTCACGGTAGAACTTTTCGAAGATGCCTTGTGGTCCATTGTAGTGCAGGGCATAATCGAAGATGCGAGGATGTGAAGGTGCATTCACATCGTAAGCAGAGACAGTTCCTGCTGGACGACCGTCTGAAAGATAACTAAAGGCGAGTATCGTCTTTTGTTTGTTGGCAGATTCAGAGGTGTTCTCCTTTGGTTCTGTTGCAACAACCATCTTCGAATTGAGTGACATGTATGAACCTACGTAGAGGAACTTACCCATATCATAGGTAAAGTCTTCCTCCTTGATTGTAGCCTTATAGCTAAGCATTCGTAACTCTGGTATGAGTTCAGGAACCTTTATCTCTTTTGCTTCAAGTGTTTCTCCAGTGTTGTAGTCTTGCGATGCTTCGCCAATCTTCACCGTCACTTGGAAATCGCCAGACCATCCAGTCTTATAGATAGCTCCATCGACAGGGTCGAAGTAAGCGTTCGGGTTCGCCTTTACTAAGCTATCTATATCATCGTAGGAGTCTGATATTTCAGAATCAACCTTTTCCTCCGCTGAGAGCGTAACACGCTTATAGTCGTTCTCCGACTTATAAGAGAGAGTAGGTTCTTGGGTTACGCAATGCGTAAGGTCGGTGTTCGGAGTTTCGTTCAGTGCATCACGTAGGAAGATGATATCTGCAATGCGCTTACCTTCATCAGAGGTAAACTCACAGCAGAACTTCTTACGAAAAACAGAGATAAAATCCGCACAAGTAATATCAGGAACAAGGTCAGCAACCTTTATCTTTCCATTTACCAGCACGTCCATAACATTGTTTACGACCACCATCTTATTGAATGGTTCTGTGCGAGTAAAGAAGTTCTCTTGCAGATCATACCCAAAGTAAGCGAAGACACGCTTCAGAAGATAGTTCGCTCGGATGAATGGCGACATATAATAGCCTGGTGCGAGCGTGATAGGTACGTCATTGACATACTCTGTGCGCTGTACTGCATTATAGAAGTCACAGTCATCACCGCTCATGTCGGGGTGAAACGATGTAACTGAAGGTACCTCTGGAAGGAAGTCATAGATCTTGTCGTATCTCAACACCTTTTCCTTACCAAACCCATTCAACACCTTATAATTAAGACCTTCCTTTTGTCCAGAATCATCTGTGAAAAGCACTGGAAAGATACCGTAATGCTCATTAGAGTTATTGCGAAGATTACGACAAAAATTAATCCCTTCTTCTACAGTGTTCACTCCTGGTATGAATTCGCCTTTGAAAATATCCTTCAGCTTTACCTTCTGAATCCTTGAATAGAAGGAGCCATCGTTAATGTAGAAGGAGGTCGATATTCCACCCTTGTATTGAGCAGACAGTACCACCTGCCTACATTGAGCGAAGTACTCACCATCTTGTATCGCGACATCTGTAGCAGTCATCTTCATTCGTCTACCGAACGAGTCAGGGAAACCGAGTATCCTGCGATTACGTTCTGACGAAGGCAGTTCGAGCGGTGTCGTCTGTTCTCCGTAATCATTGAAGAATGGATTGGTTCGTTCAACCTGGATCTGTGTGTCGGGCTTGAGGTTGTAGTCTTCGCCCTTTTCTATGTTAGTTATCTTCATTACTATGTAAGGTGTTAAGTCTATTTACTTCCGAATCTTCGTGCCTTGTCTTGTAGCTGCTGCTTCTGTTCTATCTCATTAAGAGAGACTGATGCAGGGATGCCGTCAACAGACAATCGGTCAAGAACATCGGTTAATCGCTCAATGAGTGTATCCCTATAAGAATCCTTAACCACGCCACGCACGTCATTAACTGTTGGCGTGACATATCCACCAGAGGCACGACCTTGCGCCTGCTGAACAAGAAACTTATTCATGTCGAGTGTGCGAATGGTTCCTGCACGCTGTGCACGGTCGATGATATCAATGAATGGTGCAACGGTAGGATTCTCAACAGCAGCATTCGATGCCACCCATTCCTTGCTGTGACCATACCCACCTTCTCCGACGAGAACGGTTGGTTTGTCGATAAATCCACGCCTATCTGGGTCGTAGTCAGCACGGAACATCTTTCCATCCTGCCTACGCTCGACATCAATACTACCACCAGACTCAAGACCTGTAGCTACACGTGCGCCTGAGGCAGAGGCAGAACCACCTGCACCACTGAGCGACATACGTTTAACACGCTGACGTTCAGCGTTGGCAGTAGCAAGTTGCGCCGCACCAGTGATACCCATCAAGGCAGCAGCGATAGGACCAGCGATAGGACCAAGTTCGCTAAGAGCCTTCATTATAGATACTGATGTGTCAGCTATAATCTGAGAGGCTTTGATAGCGAAGTTAACGTCAGCATACTTCTTCTGTATCTTCAGTTTCTCATCCGCTTTCTTCTTTTCAAGTTCTGTGGTATCTTTACCTGCTTTCTTTGCTGCTTCAATCTCCGCATCATACTTCGCATCAACGTTCGCTTCCTCTGCTTGCTGTAGTGCCTGAACAGCTCCATTGGAGAGGTTAGAGTAAAAATCGAATGCCTCCTTCATTTTGGCAATCTTCATATTCTTCACTGCCTCTTCATATTCTTCTTCAGATATCTCTTTATTCTGAAGGTGCATCTTCAACTGATCCAACTCTGCATTATAGAGTTCCTGTTGTGAAGCAAGACCATACTGCTGACGTATCTGAAGGCGGTGTTCTTCTGCCTGCTGATCAAGAAGAGTAAGAGCCTGCTGGCGTTCCTGCTCATTGAGTACACTATCATTTTCTATCTTCTTACGACGTGCGGCATACTGGTCACTGAACGTGTCAAGCCCATACTCCTGTCGTGCTTGCGCCTTTTTCTGCTCAAATTCTTTTATCTGTGCGAGTTGCTTATCATTATATTCTGACAAGATATTGATTCGAGCTTGTTGATAGGCACTTTCAACCGCAGAAGTGTCCTCTCCACTTTGTTTCGCTAACTGTAACGCAGCATTGTAGTAACCACTGAGAAGTTCAAGTTTAGCATCTCGTTCCTGCTCTAAGGTTAAGGTTTGCTTAACCTGACCTTGTTCTATGAGTTGAGACATTACAGCTTGGTATTTCTCCTCAGCAGCGATACGTGCCTCCTCAAGTTTCTGTTGTGCTTGTGCTACATTCTTACTTTGACCTGTTTCGAGTTCTTTTTTCTTCGCAGCATCCTTGAAAGCCATCTGTGTGGATTTGGTATAATATTTCTGCTCGATAGCAAGGAGGTTAGATGCGTGTTGTGTGTTAAGTGCAGATATAAATATGTCGTACTGCTCTTGTGATATTTTCTTCTTAGCAAGAGACATGTTGAGATTATTCAAGTCTTTCTGATAAGCAGCTTCAGCAGCATCAATAGAACTCTGTCGAGACCCTGAAAAATTACGTGAAACAATATTATCAGGATCTACGCCTTTAGATTTAGAAGACTTCTTTCCCTTCTTACTACTTTTACCCCCACCAGAAGAATATTCCAACTGAGATTTTCTTTTTTCTAACTGTGCAATCTGAGCATCAATAGCTTTAAGCCCCTTTGTGTCACCGACTTTGATTGTAAGTCTTTTGGCTTTTAAAGCCTCTATCTTTTGATTAATTGAATCAAGGGTAGCTCCGACCGTCCCGACATTAGCACCACCACCACTATTGTCTGTCGAAAAGAGTTTTTTACCAAACTCCTTACCAATAGCATCAAGAGAAGTGTCTATTACTTTAATTTTCTCAACCGTGTCCTCCAATTGACGTGAGATAGTAGAAACTTCAGCAGAATAACCAGACGCTGCATATACCTGCCCTGGAGCAACATTACCTTGCGAAGTCTGCGGACGACCTGCATTGTTTTTGGCAAAGTTCGCCTGTTCTTGCTTCATATTTTTCAGGTCTTTTTCTTGCTGACGTTGTTTGATAAGCAACTCTGCCTTTTGCTTACCTAACTCCTTGATAGCAGATTGTGCACCTTCTAATAAGGCTTTTTCTTTTAAAGCATTGAGATAACGAGTTAAGGCACGAGTATTTTCGTCGTAAACCTGTCCTTCACGAGAAAGCTTAGCTGTGTAATCAGGAACGATTTTCTGTAGAGCTACTATCGCATCTTGACGTTCTTTAAGAGAGAGCGAATTATCGTGAATGCGTTTGGTAAGCATTTCTATTTTAATACGTTCTTCCTCTGTCTTACGGCTGGCTTCCGACTGAATGTCATTGAGGTGTTTCTGTGCCACAGTGGCAGCATCAGCACGCTTATTGAACATCAATAATGCCCCGACAACGAGCGTGATTGCTCCAAAAACGAGTCCCCAAGGGCTGAGTTTAAGAACAATATTAAAAGCCTTCTGTAAGGCAATAGAAGTTGTCATAGTCTTATTGAGCACTGCATGACGTAATACAGACAATTGCAGCATTGCATTCTCAACCGCAGCTGCGGCAGCCTTAAGTTTACTTACAGCAACAGCACGTAAGCTCCATAGATAAGACAGTTTTTGCCCTGCCGTATAAGCAGCATAAGTAGCAGTAAGAAGTATAACAGCCTTTGTAAGAAGAACAAGCGTCTCACGATGGTCAACGAGGTATTTAATAGCCTTAATAGTCCCGACTTGAATCTGACCATAAATGTCAGAGAATTCCTCCTTAATAGGAACTAAAGCCTTACCAAGTGCGAGTTGTGCATTCTGAAGATCAACGGTACGCTGAGTTGCTCGATCAGCAGCAGAGATATAAGTTTCTCCTGCTTGTGCAAGATTTTTTTCGACAATCTTTGCGACACCTTTCATAAAGTCTCCAGTCTCTTTTGTCTTTTCAGAAATTTCAGCAGCCGAGAGTCCGAGGTTATCAAGTATCATAGGAGATTTACGACCAAGACCTGTTACGATAGAGTCAACCATATAATCGAGAGACTGTCCCGTCTGTTGCGCTTTAAGCTGTGCGAAAGACAGGTATTTACCAAGGTCCTCAAGAGGGATGCGGAAGTCTTTTGCTTTAACCGCTGCCTTCATCAGTTCAATATCTGATACGGTGTTTTTTGTAGCTGTACGAAGCTCTTGCAAATAGTCTGCTGTGCCAATTTTCTCGAAGGCGTGAGTTATACCATCGGCAGCCTCGGCAAGTTCAACGCTTTTATCAATAGTCTCAGAGATACTGCTGGTTAGTTTCTTTAAAAACGAGCCTACAAGTTCTGCGCCTCTGGTAATCAGATTTCCTGCCATATAGCTTAGGGTGGAGTCGTTAACGAAAATTTCTTTAACCCCTCGAGCAGACACTTTAAGATCTTCCATACGCCCATGAACATCCTGCAATCGTTTTTCGAGTTCAGCATATAAATCAGGATTAAGAGCCTTTGAAACGTTATCCAACTCTTTTTGCAATGACTTTGACTGATTACGAAGTTGAGACATCGTCATAGCATTTGTATCCAAGGAACGTGTTTGTTCTTGGATACGTGAAGATAATTCTTTAATCTGTTTGCCTGTATCTCTATAGGAGGCTGAGAGTTTTTTATACTGATCAGTTTCTTTCTTGCCTGAAGCTTCAAGCTTAATCATCTGCTGAAGTCGTTGCTTATTCTCATTACGAAGACTGGCAGACTGAGTTTCCAACTTGTGAATCTCTTGCTGTGCCTTTGCAGTTCTCACGTCAATGGTGTACTGAATTTCGTCCTCTGAAAGGTGCTTGTTAGCCATATACTTATGGGTTTAATGAATGTTGTAATTGATCATGAATAGTTTTACGCACTTCGTCCGTGAATCCGAAGCGAAGTTGTGGGAATGTTTCATGGTAGAGCACACCCCAAACAACACGATTATAAAGAGCAAGGTTGCGTCGCTTGGATTTAGCGATACGGTCATTGCGCTGACGATATGCCATATCTAAAAAACGGAGATAAGGCAAAATTCGGACAAAGATAGTATAAGACTCGCCTGTAATACTGGAACTATAAGAATGCTTGGAGAGAGAAGTTAGAAGACGTCCAGATTGAAGCTGATAATTGCTACGCACAACTGACTCTTGCGTAGCATAAATTTTAGAGATACCCTGCTGAAGGGTATCACGAACGAATTTCTTACGAACGAGACTGTCTGTTACCATATTTGCTTTTTTATACGCAAATATAGTAACAGACAGCTACACAGGAAAGGACATTACCTTAATGAGTAATGATATACCGATAGACTGGATATCCAAGTATCGGGGTAAGAAATGTCATACAAACGAGGTAGATTAATTTTATGGTAAAGAACTGTCCTCTACACAAAAACGGCATAAGTATGAGTGCTATTATTAAAGATAAGCCTTGTATCAGTTCCATAATATAATGTTTATTTTAATGCAAATATAAAATTTAATTTGGAATAAAAAAAGTTATTCTTCAAATTCTTTATAAAAACATATCTTGTATAAAACGTAGCTATATTTCACGGAACATCCACTTGAATTCTAACCCTTGCGCACCAGGACGATTGCAGAACTTATATCCTGCATCGAGAAGAGCTTTGGTTATTTGCTCTGCACACACCTTAGCAGAAGGGTCTAAATTGCGAATAGCATCTATTACCTCGGGGGTAGAGAAGAAGTGAGTAGCTTCTGCTGGTGTCGACGCTGGACGATATGTCGCTGATAAAGCAGCTATGTATATACTAATGTCTGTTATAGGCTGCTCGTCGTTTTCTTTCTTCGTTGTCATTGTCTTAAGGTTTTATTGTTTTTGATTATCGGTATCTCCGTGTGGGTCAACCGAGGTGAGAAATGAGTTGAGATCCCTACGCAGTGAGCGTAGAGTGTCGAGGAATGTGAGAACGGTGTCAGACTTTATATTGCCAGCATCCCTCCATTGATCAATAAGAAAACCCTCGATGGCTTCTAAGCGTTCTGTGCGCTCAGAGATATAACCAGGGTCGAGCATTGCTCGAAGGGTCTCAGTTGTTTGTTCGTCGAGATTAACGATAGACGCTTTCATTTTGTATTTCATTTTAAATCAATTATTTTCTTTACTTCTGACAGAGTTTTATAAGAACTCTTAAGATTATTCACTCGCTCTTCCCAACTATCCATAGCTGTTTGTTGACGTGAAGAAGCTTCGCCTGCCTCATGAACACCTCTATAATATTCGAGATAAGATGTCGCCTTAGTGAGTTGACGCTTAACATTATCTCTTAATGATTTTATAAGGCCTGGTGTTGAACAGAAGTCATCCAACGGTATGAACAAGCCTTTTTCAGCATGGTAGTCATAAACAGCAGGGTCGGTTATGATTTTCATTTCGCACCCCCTTTCTGAACACTACTTTTAATGTGATCAGGCAAAGAATAATATTCGTCGCCATCGTCTGGTACTGGCTGAATAGACTCTTGAGAAGAGTCGAAACCAAACATACCATGTACTGGTGTGAAATAGATGCGCAATACACACTTCTTCGTAGAGTTGTGTCTGCGAACAGAGATAACTCCGATAGGATCTTTGCTAACCTTGAAAAGAAATCTTTCTTCAGCCTTTGGAATAGCACGATATTTTTCTTCCAAGTCTTCAACAACCTTGTTGAATGCTTTTTCGTCCGCTACAAGAACTCCTTGGTATTTCTTCAGACAGTCAGCAAGCGGTGCGAGCTCTTTTGAGATTGAAAAATCTATAAGGCAATAATCAAAAAATATCATTTCTCACCTCCTTTCTCAGCCACTTCATTAAGGTTCTCACAGAGGTCCTCGCTGAAACCTTCCAAAGAAAGAACCTCTTTATAGTGAAGACGTATAACGGCTTCAGTGAATTCGTGAGTAGTAATGATATGGATATAGCCTTTATCGACTTTGATTTTATACCTTTCCTTTGCCTTTGGAATGGCATCCAATTCTGATTTAAGTTCTGCAACAAACTTCTTTAGTGTCGAGTCATCTGCCATAAGGACTTGGTAACGTCGCTCCATACACATAACAACAGGCTCAAGGTACTTCGGGGTAGAATGTGCCTTGAAATAATAATCAAAGAATATCATGCCTTGCCTCCTTTCTTAATTATACTTTTTAAATGATCTGGGAGAGTGAAAATTGCTTCACCTTTATCGGGGACAGGCAAAATCTCAAGGTTCTGCTGGTCGCACTGGGTAGAACTATCGAAAGTTTGAAAGCCCCATAAGCCAAGTATGTTGGAGAAACTTATACTTATCACCGAGAATGGAATTTCGTTATCGTCAATAGCGATTGAGCTATCAGAAAGATTGAGCGTATATTTTTTATTCACATTGGGAATCGAGTTAAACTTCTTATACACCTCATCGATAAATACTGCAAACGTATCAATGTCTGCTGCAAGAACCTTGTTATATTTCTTTATAAATTCGGAAAGCGGTTCAAGGTCTTTTGGAACATCAGGAGTCTTGAAATAATTATAAATGAATATCATGCCTTGCCTCCTTTCTTTTCTTGTTTATTTAAAGAGCGTTGGTTACCAAAATTAAGACAGTAGATAGCATACATATCTATACTACCATTAAAGTTTACTTTTACACACGCATCGCCACTTATATACCCTACATATACGACTTCGTTTAAGCCATCCAGTGTTCCTGTTTTGCAAAGACCTGGAATTATATTTCCTGCAACATTTCTTTGCACTAATTCTACCTTTTGCCCTTCTTTCATATTTATGACAATATTTTTTGCTTCTTCGCTAAAGTAAAACGTTGCTGATCTTGCATGATGCTCATACCGCAATAAATAGGTTTGTAAACTGGTAGCAATTTCTCTGCCCTTTTCTTCCACTTCTTTCTTTGAAAATACAACTTCAAATTCTACGGTCATTTTCATCATATCGGGAAAAGCCATTTGTATTTCCATTTCTGCTGGGGTTAAGTCTTTCATTTTTTGCCTCCTTTCTTTTCAGATTTGTTCATACGATAAACTAAGTAGCCTGCACAGAGGGTTGAAACTACGGATGTAATAGGCTGCTGCTCGATGGCTACAGCTGCAACAATCACGCACAAAGATACAAGGTTAACTCGAATTACCAAACGACGGGTAACTGAGAACTCGCAGATACGGCTGTAGAACTCGCTTTTAGCGTCGAGCCAAAGATTAAGAGACTTGATTTTGCGCTGTATCGTAGCACGTACGTCGATAGGCTGCTGTTGCTTTGCAGAGCTCTCGAATTCGATTACTTGTTGCATAATACGCATTGTTTTGACTGTTACCTGAATCCGTCAGGTACGGATACAGAAAAAGCGGATGCTCTTCCTGTTCGTCAAAACAATGCGATTTCGCCACAAGGGTAAATTCACTGGAAGGCATCCGCCATATTTTCGTTGCAGTAGTCTGCAAGTATGGGCATAAAAATAAGCCCATCGAAATTTAATAAGTTCGGGGCTTGAAATTTCTTCTCACCCTTATTAGCGAGTCTCCTCGCATTGTTTTGACGGTTACAAAGGTAAGTAGTATTTTTGTAACCGCCAAATAAAAACGCAAATATTTTTTGCGCCACGCAAAAATTATTCTATTATAATGGGTCTCTCATCGGGTAAATCATCATGAGGTATCTGACATTCGTCAAACACTCTCAACAGCTGGTCCTCGTTATACACTTGGATATCATAGCCTTGCCCTTTAAGGTCTTTAATTAAGTCTTTCTTCTTAGGACCAGCAGCATAACCCATAATGACAATGTTAGTCTTCTTACTGATAGAAGTGTTCATGTCAGCTCCATACTGCTTCAGGAGTTTTCCCAGTTCATCACGCTTCGGGAAGGTAACAAACTGTCCCGTGATTACAATCTTCTGACCGAAGAATGGTGTGTTTGGATTTTCCACTTCTTCTGCGCTGAGAGGCTTCAATGTTTCAGAGTCAAGATGATTATTTTCTCTCACCTCGAGAGAGGGTCTTCTAACCTTTCTCATAGACATATTGATTTCTGCCTTCATTCTCTCACGGATGCAGAAATTGATAAATGTGTTGATGTTTTCTTTCTTAGAGAGATAATCTTCAAGATCGCTCTCTACAATAAGTTGATGTTCCATAATACAATAGTTTTTAGTTAATATTCGTTGCAAAGATACAAAAATCGAATAACAATGCAATAAAAACGAAAAGAAAAAGCCCCTCGCATGGCGAGAGGCTAATATGCACCCATAGGCGATGAGTGACTTTTGTCTTAAGGTCAATGAGAACCTCGCCTAAATATTTTCTGCTGCACGACGAATGCGGTTGGATAGGTCGATAAGTGCGCCTCGCATCTGCTCGGTCTCCTGTTGGTTGAAACCGCCTGCACCTCCGTTGCCGTCAATGCCATCCATTTTGTGGTAAAACCAAGAGGAAGATTTCTGAAAGTAGGTGTTAGCAAAATCACGCCATGAAACTGACATTAAGATGTCTTGTACTTTTCTTTTCATATCAGTAACTACTACTGGGTTTGTCATAACTGTTTCCATTGTTTCTGTGTTTATAGTTTTACTTTATTGTGCCTCTCCCCCGTAAGGGAGAGGTCTTTTGTTTTATTCGTATGGCTGTCGGACCATTTTGTCGAAGAACTCCTGTAAATCCCATAGGAGTTGTGGATAGCCATTTGGATAAGAGCGATTGTAATTTCTCATTCTCTCAAGGAGTTCCCTTTCTTCAGGTGTAACCTCCATCATTTCTTTTTTCTGTTTCATATTCTCATTGTTTTCTTATGACAATACAAAGGTACTACAAATATTTGTAGTATGCAAATATTTACTATAAAAAATCGTAGTAAGATTAAATATTTAACATTTAAAACATTTTCGTGACTTAACGAAATTGATAACTATTGATAGAAAGTTTATTTTTTCTCAATATTCGACATAAAAAAGCCGTAACAGTTCGGGAACTGCTACGGCTACAAAGAAACGAGCATCGTGTTTTATTTTTCAACGGTCACGAAGCCGTTGTTAATTAGGTCGGCAAGGAAGGCATCGGGGCTGTCTGTGGAAACAAGGTAGCCCTCGAGTTCCTGTAAGCGGTGAGCGAAGCGCACCATATATTCTTCGTCTGTGCCTTCGCTATCGAATCGGCTGCCTGTGCGAAGCTGGTGAAGGAAGTCGGCTGGAGAGGTGGCGACGATTTTGTCGCCATCCTTCAGCCTGTAGGTTGTTAACATGCTGCTAATTTTTTAGTTCTCAATCTGAAGTATAACTTTTCGCTTTCGGTAAGGAAAGGTACATCCTGCAGGGTGGTGTTATTTTTCACCTTGCCTTGCAAAGGTAATCATTTTTGCGAGAAAATGAATCCAAGCGGACATTTTTGTGAAGTTGGTAGAACCTCCGTGCTGGCGGAACTCAACCGTGCGGTGGCGTGCGTAGGCTTCAAGGTTTATCTTGTGGTAGCGGTTGTTAGCAAAAGCAGCTCTAAGGTCGCTAATGTTAGAAGCTCGGTTGATTGCTATCTCTGAAATGGTGGAAATGGTCCTACAGTAGCGGTTGTTGCGTCTGCTTAGTGGCATAAAGTGGTCGATTACATTCTCAAGGCGTTTGTAAGAAATTATAGGGTTCTTCCAAGTCTGAAGGTCGAATTCAGCAGCGTCCATGTGAACGTGAAGTCCGCAAGAGTCGTTAACCTTAGCGTTGCAGAGGTCGAGGACCCAGCAGACCTTTTCAAGTTCCTCAATTCCTTGCTCTCCGTGGAGGATTGGGCTAACGAGTTCGAAGGTGTTGTTGCCTGAAAGGCTGCTGTCAGTAACCAACTTCCAATGGTCGTTGTGGTCAGTGTGGTTGTAACGCTCAACGTTAACTCTGATGCCTGCTGCGGTAAGTTCTCTTGCGAGGCGTTCACGTGTGCAGTTGTAAGCTTCAATCTCGATACCGAAGTTGCGGTTGAAAGTGTAGTCGAGTTGTGGAAGAACTGTTGCTGCTGCTTGTGCTGCTCTCTGTGTCATTCCTTGCATCATGCGCTTGTAGACGTTTTGCACGAATCCGTAGTTTCCGTTAGCTACAAGGTCAGCTACCTGTCTGCGTGTAAGTCCGAGGGTGAGGAGCTTCTGAATCTTTGAAGTCTTTGTTCCGTTCTCGTTAAGAATGCTTTGAATTTGCTCGTTCATAATCTTTGTTTTTTGAATGTTCTTTGTTTCTAATTGTACTGCTAAGGTAACACTATAATAAGGAATACGCAAGTACTATCGCCCTTATAATCAGTGATTTAGAAGTAATTATCTAATGATAAAAAATGATACAAAAAAGGGCCCACACCACACCCCCCCCCCCCCCCCCCCCCTCCCACACCTACT